GGCATTTCTTTTTCATAAAATGTGACTTTACATAAATCCATATATATGTATGCTCAAATATGCTACCGCAATCTACTATGTAGCATCTATTATTAAACAATCTATTACGTTTCTTAATAAACGTATTTCCAAAACAATTTAATTGAGGACAAAAAAATGAACAGAGAAATGCTCAAAGAAGCAATCGCTGAGGCTAAGACCATTAAGGAAACTGCTATCGCGAATGCAAAAGCTGCTCTTGAAGAAGCATTCACTCCACAACTTACAGCAATGTTTGCTGAAAGACTAAACGAGGATGATGAAATGGAACAAGAGGGTATGTATGAAACAACTGACAAGGAAGATGAAGAGTTAGAAGAATCTTTTAACTTAGATGAAATTCTTGCAGAGTTAGAAATGACTGACGAAACTGATGATATGGTTTCTGAAGATGATATGGATAGTATAGATGAAGATCTAATGCTTGAAGAAATGTCAGATGAAGAAATTGAAGAATTAGTAATGAAAGTTATTGATGACATGATCGAAACTGGTAAGCTTATGCCTGGAGAAGGTGAAGAAGAAGAAGACTTAGAAGATGTTGAAGATTTAGACGGTGAAGACGTTGAAATCGAAGACGAAGAAGAAGTTGAATTAGATGAACTTTTAAACGAACTTATGGGTAAAGAAGAAAAAGTAGAAGAGTCTGCTGAAGGAATATCTAATATGATAGCTAGAGCAATGGAATCTCCTGACGCTGGAAAAGCTGCTTTGATACTAGCTGCTGCTGGAATCACAACTGCTGCTGCTAAAGCAATATGGAAATTCTTTAAAGAAAGAAAAGCAGAAAAATCAATGGATGAAACTGCTGACACTACTGAAATGGAAGAAACTATCAGTGAGTTAAGAAACGAACTTAATGAAGTTAATCTATTAAACGCTAAGTTGCTTTACACAAACAAAATCTTTAAAGCTAAGAATCTTACCGAATCAGAAAAAGTAAAGGTTTTAAACACATTTGACAAAGCGGAAACTGTAAAAGAAGTTAAATTAGTATTCGAAACATTAGCTGAATCTTTCAAAGCAGTAGCTAAGAAAGCACCAATTAAAGAATCACTAGGATCAGCTTCAAGAAGTATGGCTTCTACTCAAACAAAACAACCAATTATCGAAGTAAACGATGCATTTGCTCGTATGCAAAGATTAGCTGGTTTAAGAAAATAAAATTAATAAAAACAAAAACCGATTTAAAAAAATGAACACAATTCAATCATTAGTCGAGTCCGCAAATCCATGGAAGTCACTACAAGGTGACGCTGCTAGATTAGCAAACAAATGGAACAAAACCGGCCTTTTGGAAGGTTTAGGCGAAGACGTAAACAAAAACAACATGGCTTTGATGTTGGAAAACCAAGCAAAGCAATTAGTAGTAGAAGCTACTGCTACAGGTAACGCATCTTTCTTCACATCAGGTACTTCTGGTGAGAACTGGGCTGGAATCGCATTACCATTAGTACGTAAAGTATTTGGTCAGATCTCAGCGAAGGAATTCGTTAGTGTTCAACCAATGAACTTACCTTCTGGTCTTGTATTCTTCTTAGATTTCCAATATGGTACTACTAAGAATCCATTCACTAGTGGTCAATCTTTGTATGGTACTCGTAACCCTTCTAGCACAACTCCATTTGCTACCCCAGCTGCTGATGGTGGTTTTTATGGTGCTGGTCGTTTTACTTACACTACTAACCAAACATCATCTTTAAATACCTTCACTATAGGTACTTCAGTTGCTGACTTAGCAATCACATCAGCTTCTTGGGCTGAAGTAGGATTTGATTCTTCTCTATCTGCATCTGCACAAGATGGAGCACGTATTAAGAAATTTACTATTTCTGCTTCTAAATTACCAAACGCTGACGCTGATGCTGCACGTGGATTTATCATCACTGGAACTGGTGTAACTGCCGGTATGAACTTACCAGCATTCCATAACTACAACCCAGTTACTACTACTTACACATTCTTTGTTAGTGCTTCTACAGCTGTAGCTGCTACTCAAGGATACACTGTATTCTATAACAAAGCTACTACTGATCAATATCGTGGTGATTTCGAAGATAACTCAACTTTTGCTAACCCTAACTCATTAGGTACTAGCATTAGTTCATCTATCCCAGAAATTAACATTTCTATGCAATCTCAAGCGATCACTGCTAAGACTAAAAAGTTAAAGGCAGCATGGACGCCAGAATTTGCTCAAGATTTGAACGCTTACCAAAACTTAGATGCTGAAGCTGAATTAACTAACATCATGAGTGAGTACATCTCTTTAGAGATTGATCTTGAAATTCTTGATATGTTGATTGAAGATGCACCAGCAGGTAATACTGAGTACTGGTCAGCTATTAATAACAACACATTGAACGCTGCTGGAACTGATTACACACAGTCATTAGGTTTCTACAACACTCAAGGTGCTTGGTTCCAAACTTTAGGTACTAAAATGCAAAAAGTTAGTAACAAAATCCACCAGAAAACTCTTCGTGGAGGTGCTAACTTCTTAGTATGTTCTCCAACAGTTGCAACTATCCTAGAATCAATCCCAGGATTTGCTGCAGGATCTGATGGTGATGTAACTAAAGCATCTTACGCATTTGGTATCCAAAAAGCGGGTCAAATGAATAACCGTTACACAGTTTACAAAAACCCTTACATGACAGAAAACTTGATCTTGATGGGTTATAGAGGAGCTCAATTCCTTGAAACTGGTGCGGTATTTGCTCCATACGTTCCATTAATCATGACACCTCTTGTGTACGAT